CTTAACACTCGCAGGTGGAGGAGCTTCCTTCACTGCAGGTAAAATCAGAGTATATGCTGTCCTACAGGACGTTAGTGACATCGGTGAGATGGAAGCTGACGAAGTAGGTAGGGATCAACTCGCCTAAAACTAAAACTTAGGGGGCAAGTGTAACAGGATTGACTTGCCCTCTATTTTAACATAAAGGAATAACAATGGCAGATACAGTCACATCGCAGACAATATTAAATACACCTTACAGATTAGTTATGAAGTTTACCAACGTAAGTGACGGTTCAGGAGAGAGTGCCGTTAAGAAAGTAGATGTGAGTGCATTTACTGCAGGTGAAAAAGGTGCTACATGCACAGGTGTAACAATAGACAGAATACATTTTGTAAATGACGGAATGAAAGTACAGATACTTTGGGACGCATCTACAGATGTAGAAGCATACAAACTATTGGATACTGAAGGATATTATGACTTTTCACATTTTGGTGGATTGCAAAACAACGCAGGTTCAGGCAAAACAGGTGACATTATGTTTACAACTGTTGGACATGCTAACACGGAAACATATAACATCATACTAGATATGACAAAACAATCCTAAGAGGATACAATGTCTGGAACATATCTAAACCTAACTAATAATACACTAGCAAGACTAAACGAAGTACAGCTAACTTCTTCTAATTTTAGTAATGCTAGAGGTATACAGGTGCAAGCACAGAATGCTGTTAATGAATCTATACGATATATAAATCAAAAAGAGTTTACATATCCATTTAATCATGCAACAGAAACAAAGACTCTTACAGCAGGTACGGTTAGATATAGTTTACCCACATCAACTAAGCATGTAGATTACAACACATTTAGACTGATAAAAGATTCTGACTTGGGCAATAGTGGATATAGACTAGGCATCTTGCAGTACAATGATTATGTAAATAATTATATAACACAAGAAGATGAAGTAGTTACTACAACACTAAGTCAAACTCATACAGACTCTGTAACAACATTAACTGTAGCAAGCACTACAGACTTTGACAGTGCAGGAACAGTACATGTAGGTAACGAAATAATGACCTACACAGCAGTAGGTAGCTCTACAACACTTACAGGTGTTACTCGTGGAGCAAGTGGGACAACAGCATCTGCTCATGCTAGTGGAGTGCAAGTTGCACAATTTGAAGAAGGAGGAATCCCTAGATATGTGGTTAGATCTCCAGACAACAATTATCTTTTATACCCTTTTCCTACTAAGTCATATTCTATAAAGTTTGACTACTACACTTTCCCAACAGATCTATCAGCACACGGTGACACAACAAGTATTCCTGCACGTTTTGATGCAGTGATAGTAGATGGAGCTACAGCTTTCGTGTATCAGTATAGAGGTGAGACAGCACAGTATCAGCTAAACTTTGCACGATATGAACAGGGTATCAAGAACATGCAGACCCTATTAGTAAACAAATATGAATATCTACGTTCTACATTCATACCAAGAACGCCAACAAACGTATTAGATTTAAACCCTAGAGTAGTATAGTATGCCTGATTTATCCCAAACACAGCCAACAGCATTTAACTGCCAAGGTGGCTTGGTTCTAAACAGGTCTACCTTTATGATGCAACCCGGTGAAGCTCTAGAACTACAGAACTTTGAGCCTGACATTGAAGGTGGTTACAGAAGAATAAACGGTTTTAGTAAATACGTAAGTGCTGTAGTACCACAAACAAGTTCTTCTAGTGAAAAAGTTTTAATGGTAGCAACATTTGGAGACTTGGTAGTTGCGGCTAGAGGTGAAAAAATATTTAGTGCTACAGCAGGTGGTTCTAGTTGGACAGAACGAGATACTGGTAGAACAAGTGCAGGAACATATGCCTTTGAAAGATTTAACTTTGATGGCAACAGCAAACTAATAGTAGTAGATGGAACAAATGCCCCAACTGTATTTAACACGGCAATGTCAGCAACAGATGTCAGTAACAGTGACGTAGCAGGTTCTAAGTTTGTGACAGCATTTAGAAGTCACATGTTTTACGCAGGTAAATCTACAACACCACAGACCTTAGTATTTAGTCAGCCTTTTGACGAAGATGCTTTTAGCAGTGGTCAAGGTGCAGGAAGTATAAAAGTAGACGATACTATAACAGGACTAAAAGTTTTCCGTGATAACTTATTTATCTTTTGTGAAAACAGAATATTTAAACTGAGTGGTAGTACATCAAGTGATTTTGCTGTATCTGCCATTACTAGAGACATTGGATGCATAAACGGTAACACGATACAGGAATTTGCAGGAGACTTAATATTTTTAGGTCCTGATGGTTTGAGAACAGTTGCAGGTACAGCAAGAATTGGTGACGTTGAACTTGGTACTATTAGCTCTAATGTGCAGTCTATATTTGATGATAATCTATCAAGTGCATCTGAGTTTCAAAGTGTAGTTATACCAGACAGGTCACAGTATAGAATATTTTTTACTAAAGATGGTACAGGACAAAACTCTACAAAAGGTATAGCCTGTGTTTTAAAAGGACAGACATTTGAGTTTTCAGAGTTAAGAGGTATAAAACCCTCATCAACAGACAGTTTTGTATCAGCAGGTAATGTTATAGTTTTACATGGAGATTACTCTAATGGCTATGTATATCGACAAGAATCAGGTAATACATTTGATGGCACAGCTATACTAGCAAAGTACAGAAGTCCTGACATGACGTTTGGTGACGCAGGTATACGAAAGCACATGCAACGTGTAGTTGTAAACTTTAAGCCTGAGTCATCTATAGATGCAGATTTATTTTTACGTTATGACTATGAATCTAAAGACTCAGCAAGACCTGCTGCATATGAGTTAGACTCACAAGATATTGCAGCTATATATGGAACGTCAACATACGGTACGTCATCTTCTGTAGTTGGTACATATGGTGGTGCATCACAGCCACTATTTAGACAATCCGTAGAGGGTTCAGGATTTGCAGTAGCACTAAGAGTAAATGACGGTGGAGAAACAGCACCGTATTCACTAAAAGGTTTTCAATTAGAATATCAAATAGGAGCAAGAAGGTAAATGGGAAATACATATACAAGACAATCTTCATACTCTGACGGTGATGTTATCACGGCTGCCCATACTAATGACGAATTTAATCAGTTATTAGCCGCCTTTCAAGCAAGTAGTGGACATACACATGATGGCACTGCTAATGAAGGTGGTCCTATAACTAAGATGCTTGGAACATCTCTTACACTAGGAGATGGCACAGCAGGTACAGACATCACAGTGACCTTTGATGGTGAGACATCAGATGGTGTACTCAAGTGGATGGAAGACGAAGACTACTTTGAGTTCTCTGATGATATACTTGTAGCGTCCACAGAAAAACTACAGTTCCGTGATACAGCTATATACATTAACTCTAGCACTGATGGACAGCTTGACATTGTAGCTGACACAGAAGTGCAGATTGCTGCAACAACTATTGACATAAATGGTAACGTAGACATATCTGGTACAGTTACAATAGGTTCTGCAGAAATATCAGAAACAGAACTAGAGGTACTAGACGGACTTACAGTTTCAACTACAGAAGTAAACATCCTAGATGGGGACACAACTGCTTCATCTACTACACTAGCAGATGCCGACAGAGTAGTAGTCAACGATGCAGGAACTATGAAGCAGGTAGCTCTCACTGACTTTGAGACTTACTTTGAATCAGCATTAGATACATTATCAAATGTAACAACTGTAGGTGCGTTAAACAGTGGTAGCATTACTTCTGGCTTTGGCACAATAGATACAGGTTCATCTACAATAACAACTACAGGTTTAATCACAGGTGGCTCACTTGATATAGACGATGTATTAATCAACGGTTCTAACATAGGACATACAGACGATACTGATTTAATTACACTAGCTAACGGTGTTGTTACAGTAGCAGGGGAACTTGACGCTACTACTCTTGACATCAGTGGTAATGCTGACATTGACGGAACACTAGAAGCTGATGCTATCACAGTAAATGGTACAGCACTAGACGAGTTTATATCTGATACAGTAGGAGCTATGGTAGGCTCTAATACTGAAACAGGAGTAGCTGTTTCTTATGATGACAGCGACAACACTCTAGACTTTGTTCTAGGCACAGCACAGACAACAATTGAATCTGTAAAGAATACAAGTCTTGTTGTTGGTAGAGATGATGACAACCTTATAAAGTTTAGCACTGACAATCAAATTATATTTGAAGTATCAGGTGGTGACAATGTGATATTTAAAGCTAGTGGTGAAATAGAAGCTTCTAGTTTAGACATATCAGGTGACGTAGATGTAGATGGTACATTAGAAGCAGATGCTATTACAGTTAATGGTTCAGCTTTAGCAACAGTGATTGCAGGTACGACAGTAGCAAATGCAACTTTAGCAGCCACAGCAACTGTTACAGACAGCACAGCGAATACTAACTTTCCTGTTGTGTTCCATGACGAATCAAATGCTTTACTAGATGACACAGGAGCATTACGATATAACCCAAGTTCAGGTACATTGCTTGTACCCAATCTTACAGTCAGTGGAACTACTACTACAGTAAGCACTACAAATACAACAGTGTCCGATAACCTACTGGAATTAAACAGTGGTGCAGGTTCTAACGCTAATGATGTTGGTATTATTATTGAAAGAGGGTCAACAGGTAACGATGCTCTGTTTATATGGGATGAGTCAGAAGACAAGTTTGCTTTAGGTACAACAACATCTAACGCAAGTAGCACAGGCAACCTCAATATGACAACAGGCACACTTGTTGCTAACGTAGAAGGTAACGTAACAGGTGACTTAACAGGAACTGCATCAACAGCCACTGTAGCAACAACTGTAACTATTAGTGACAATGAAAACACAGACGAAGACAACGCTATTATATTCACAGCAGGTGGTGATGTAGACGGTGGTAACATTGGATTAGAATCAGATGGAGATTTAACTTACAATCCAAGCACAGGAAGGTTGACAGCAACACAATTATCTGGTACACTACAGACTGCAGCTCAAGCAAATGTAACATCACTTGGGACACTAACTACCCTCACAGTAGATAACGTAATAATAAATGGGTCAACCATTGGACACACTGGTGATACAGACTTAATGACAGTCGCTAGTGGAGTACTCACCGTAGCAGGTGAAGTCGATGCTACAAGTTTAGATATAAGTGGAGATGCCGACATTGACGGTACACTTGAAGCAGACGCAATTACTGTAAACGGCACAGCCTTAAACACAGTTATAGCTAACGAAGCCACGGCATTAGCCATCGCCTTGGGTTGATATAGGAGAAAGATATGGCAAATACATTTAAAGTGGTGACAAAAGCAGGAGTAACGTCAGCAGATGTTATATACACTGTAGCAGGTAGTACAACAACCGTTATACTAGGTCTGATACTAGGTAATACAACAACAAGTCAAGTTACATCTACCGTCACACTCAGTTCAGACACAAGTAGTAGAGCAGGAGCAAACAACGAAGCTAACCAAAACGTAGAGTTAGTAACCAATGCTCCCATACCTGCAGGTTCATCACTAGAACTTCTTGCAGGTAACAAAGTTGTGTTAGAAACTACAGACACATTATCTGTCACAGCATCTGGTGCAACAGACGTAGCACTCTCAATCATGGAGATAACATAATGCCTTATGTAGGTAATGCAACAGCTACCACATTCAGTACAATACCATCTGTGCAAAGGTTTAACGGAGATGGCTCTGACACGACATTTACGCTGTCACAGACCGTCTCTAGCGTTCAGGACATACTTGTATCAGTCGATGGTGTAGTGCAGGACAGTAACGCTTATACAGTGCCTGACGGTACAACACTGACGTTTAGCGCAGCACCTTCATCAGGAACAGGTAACATCTTTGTCAACTACCTTGGTCTAACAGACGGTAGTGTCACTGTACCTGAAGCTAACAAAGGTAACTTCAAACATGGTGGTAT